TCAATCGGTAGATGTGGGGCTCGCGAACAGGTCGCGTTGGCGAGCGGCGATCTCCTCGCGCCGGACCGCCTTGATGATCTTGTAAATCCACTGGAGTGACACACCGAACTTCCGCGCCAGCTCGGCGTGGTTGTCGCCGCGGAATTCGTCGAAAATCTGCCGATCTCGCTGGGACAGCCGGTACGACACGCCCATCGGGAAATAGATGTTCTGGCCGCCCCAGTGGCCGGCCATGCGGTCGGCGATCTCGCGCCCGAGCTGGTTTGCTTGGTCGGCGCCGATGTCGGCCAGCTCGATCAGGGCCTGGGCGACCTGCAGAGACAAGTCGACCAGCAGTTCCGGCCCTTTGCTTTTGAACGTTTCGTCCTTCATACGGCCTCCGTCGTCCTGTCACGCCATTTTTTGAGGTGCTCGATTACACGGGATGCCTGGGCGGGACTGAGCCATTCGAGCGCATCGACATGGGTCATGCGCTTTACGAAAGCGCCGAGCGCTTCCTCGGACCGGTTTTGTACGACGCCCCGATCCGCAAGCTCAAGCCAGAGGCCGCGGATCATCTTCGATTGCTCGTCGTCCGCCTGACGGCGCGCGCCCTTTTTGGAACGCACTTTAAAGCCGCAGCGCTTCAGGTGTTCCAGAACCCTTTCCAGTTCTGGAACGGTCAGGCCGGCGGCGGATTCTTTCTTTCCAATCTGCATCAGGACAGCGCGGTAGCTGTCGTCGGGCATCGCAAGGTCACGCTTTGCGACGTGAATCAAGCGGATGAGCTTTTGCCGGGCTTGATGCCCGCGATCAGATTTCGAGTACATCGATGTCGTCCGCTTCAAAGGAAAACTCGTCGTAGTCAACGACGCGCAGGCCGCTCGATCCATCTACCGGTGGAAACCCCTCGATGCGACCGGCGTTAAACGCATCCTTCGGAGAAAGCTCCTCAACGGTGGCGGCGAAGAAGCGCGCAGCAAACAGCTTCAGAAACGCCTGGAGCGGGCCGTGCCGCTCGATGTCTGCATCACCCTCGGACCAGAACCGAACCAGCTCGCAGAGCTTCTCCTCGGTCAGGATGTCGTGATCCACGTCCACCACGATCTCGTAGCTGAAGTCGTGCGTGAGCACGTATTTTTTAATGTTCGTCATGTCGTCCCTCGCAGTTCGATTGCTTTCGTGTCCTGGTCGACTGCCGCACGGGTGGACGCCCATAGCTCGGGCGTCGCCGCGCAGCTCGACGATTACTTCACGGCGTCCTTCAACCCCTTGCCGGCCTTGAACTTCGGCGCTTTCGACGCAGGAATCTTGATTTCTTCGCCGGTGGCGGGATTGCGTCCGGTGCGGGCGGCCCGCGCGCCCACGCTGAATACGCCGAATCCCGTCAGCGTCACCGTGTCGCCCTTGCGCAGCGACTTCGTGATGCCTTCGAGAACGGCTTCCAGCGCAAAGCCAGAGTCGGCTTTCGTCAGGCCCGTTTCCGCTGCCACGTGATTGATCAGGTCCGCTTTGTTCATAAACACTCCGTATGGTGGATACCGCGAGACGCTCGCGGCCAGCGAAATTGCTCGATGTCGCGGTTACGCGTTGGCGATGTCGAGCGGAATCTGTACGTATTGGTCCGTGTCGCCGACGCGCTCGTAGACGCGGACGTATGACTTGCTGCCGATCACCTGCAGGGCTTCGCCGATCGCCCGCATCGCTTCCAGCCAGCGCGGATCGGTGATGTCCAGTCGACGGAGCGCGAGCACGCGGCCGGTGTTGATTTGGCCTTCCCTGTCGGTCGCAAACGCCTGCGTCACGATCGCCTGAATCTCAGGACGGGCATCCAAGGTCCAGTCACGAAGACACTCGTCGATCATGGATTTGGCCGCCTGCAGGCGTTCATCGAACGCGATGCGGTCCTGGATGGCGCGCTGGATGCGATATCGGCCGTCGAACGAGTACAGGGTGACGTTGCCCTTCTTGCCGCCAACCTTCGAGCCGTATTCCTCCGCAGAAAGATCGATAAAGGCAGAGATATCACCGAAGATTCTGGCCTTCAGGTCCACGAGTCCTTTCGATCTCGCTTTGGCTTCGTCGGCCAGCTCGCGAACGAGACGATCGCGCTCACGGTCGATCGGCTTGATCATGGTTTCGGGAATCAGGCAGCCTTTCGCGTCCTGCCAGTAACCGTTCGGAATCTGTTTCTGTTCCATGTGGTGCTCCTACTCGGGGAGGTATTGAAAGCTCGTTAGCGGGTCCACCAGCGGCGTATTTCCTTGCGGCAGAGGCAGACGAGAAAGACGATTCCGATGACGATAACGACGGTGTCGCTCATGTCAGTAGGCTTTGCCGCCTTCCGCGAGCCGGTTTTCCGGCTTGTGGTCCGGCCGTTGCGCATTGAAGGCCAGCTTCTCGACAATCGCGCCAGCTACGTCGTATTGCTTCGCGCCGGCCAGGTCGAATATCCGAATCACCGCGTCCGCGAGTTCGACTTCGATCATCGGGCGATGGGGAAGCTTGTCGTCCATCAAGCCCTTTCGATGGCCTTCCATCGCCTCGGCGACTTCGGAAACGATCAACATCAGCTTCTCGGGTACGTTGTTCGCGGCTCGCAGGTCGGTGCCGGTCTTCAGGTCCGTCCACCACCCAGACTGAAACGATGCGCCGAAGCAGCAATCCGTAAGTGCCTGAGCTGCGTGCAGAAGGTGTTCGTTACTCGCTTGCATGTTGTGCTCCTTGAAAATCGGTGGGTAAGGCATGGGTCGTTGAATCGGGAACGGTCCGTGAAACCGACTTATCCAGCTACCTCCCATGTCACTCGAACGCTCATGAAAACGACGTAGGCAAACTGCCGATTGCCCTGCCGCTGGACAGTGACGCCGCCCGCACGCTCCCGCAGCACGTCGGATGACTTCGCGAGGTGCGGGCCGATTTGGATGGTCGGCCGGCCGCCGTCGCGGGGCGCGATCTCTTCGGCCAGCACCCGGTAACCCAGGCCGCGCAGCGCCCGCGCGCAAGCGTTCAGCAGCGTGAGGCGCGACACGCATTCCGCGTCGAAAACCCGCGTGCCGTCGGGCAGAAGACTGCGCAGGGGCGGCAGTTTGATTTGCACGATGGCGCCCATGTCAGACTCCCTTGATCACGTCTGCATTGACGACCGGCACGCCCAGGCCAGCGGCCAAGTTCATCGCGGCCGTCAGGAGATTGCCGACCGCGAGCGGATACAGGAGCGACACCGTTTCCGCGCGATCGCGCCGGGTGCTAGTCATCGTGAGCCGCGCGCGCAGCGCGTCGACGCCACTTGCGTCGATCACGTCGCCGACCGGCTTGTCGAGGCGACCGAACTTGAATCGGAGGTATTCGTCCAGGCGCGGGCCGTCGAGCGGGACCAGCTCGACCATTTCGCATCGCTGCACGACTTCCCGGACGTCCTGGTTGCGCTCGGACAACTTCACCTTCAGCTCAGGCTGGCCGATCAGGATGATGGACAGCAGCTTTTTAAAGCCCATTTCCAACTCGAAGAAGCGCTTCAGGTGCTTGAGCGTCGCGATCGGCAGCGCGTGCGCCTCATCGATCACGAGGCAATGCTGGTAACCCGCCGCGTGGCTTTCCTTCAAAGCCTTGTGCAGTTGGGCGAAGCGCGCTTCCGGGCTGCTCTTGACCTTCTCCAGCGGGGCCACGGCGGCCATGATCGCTTCCGCGATGTGCGTCGCCTTCAGTGTCTTGCCTTTCTGGTCGTTGTCCTCCATCGCCAGCACGTACGGCTTGATGACGATGATCGGCTGGTTCTCGCGCACCACGCGATCTTCGAGGTCACGCATCAGCGTCGTCTTGCCGCCGCCTGATTCCGCAACGACAGCCAGGAGCCCGCCATGCTTCGCGGTCTGGAACATTGCTTCGCGTACGTAGCGAATATCGGGGCTGACGAACATGTCTTCGTGTGACTGGATGTCATCCGCGAACGGGTCGCGGAACAGGCCGAAGTGTTTACGGGTAGCTGGTGCGAGAACCTGTTTGCGCAGTAACATGGATTCCTCCTGGTTGAGATCGGTATTGCTGTTCGGCTGGGAGACCGGGTGGCCCGTCGTATCCGCCAAGACATCGGACGGGCCGCCCACCTTCACTTCGTCATTGAAAACGCCGGAGCTGGCGTCCTTCACTCCCTTGTGCTCCAGGTAGTCGAGAATCCGCTCCCGAAGGTCGAAGTCGTCGAGGCTGCGCGGCCATACGCCGTGATTCACGATCTGGGCGACCGCCGCTTGCGACAGATTCAGGTGCTCCGCAAGTTCGGCCTGCTTGATAGAGGCGCGTTGCAGAACGCTTTTCAGGACCAACATCATTGACCTCCTGCCGCTGCGCGAACGAGCTGCAGCGGTTGCTGTTGACCCGCACGCGGGCCGGTAAGCTCGGCGACGATCGCGTCGAGCTGCTCTTGCGGTACGCCGTCCGGATAGCGCTGTTGCAGCCAGCGGAATCGGTCAGCGCTCCAGTCGACGCCAGCAGCTTCGACAGCCGCCTTGATCTGCTTTGCCGCCTCGATCAGCGTGAGCGGCGCGAGTTCGACGCGCGGCGCAACGAGGTCGTGTTCCGTGCCGCGGCGCGGCAGGTACGTCGGAAGATCGGCTTCGTCGAGGTGCTTATACGGATCGAGACGGCCGCCGAACGGCAGTGCCTTACCCTTGCGAGCGGCTTCAGCGTCGGCAGGCGTCGACGTACCGGTCACGAGCTGCTCGATCTCTCGAAGCGCGTGCTGCGCCGGCGTATCGGCATGTCGCCGGTAGTTTTCGCCGATCACGGCGGCAGTCGCGGCATAGCCGAAATCACCAAGTGCGACGAGCGGAACGACGAAATACGTCTCGCGCCCGTCTTCGCCAGTCAGGACCACCTGGGCTGCATCGTCACGCCACGGATTGCGCGTGATCATCAGCTTCTCGCCGACCATGACGCCCGGCACCGACGACACGTCGTATTCCTCGCCACGGAACGAGACACGCAGCTTCGGCGTGACCTTTCGGCTTTCCGGCGAGGCAACCGCCAATTCGCGGCAGACGTCGGTAGACGGCGCCTTGATGAGTTGCTGGGCGGTAATGCGCATCCATGCCTCACTACGCGTCGCACCATGCCGGCTGTGCGTTTCAGTGGCGTTGAAGTGCATGCGCCAGCGTTTCGCAAGCGCGTTCAGCTCGTCGAGGCTGTTCACCGGCTGAAACTTGAGGCCCGGTTCGAACTTGCGCTCGATGAGGTTCCGCGCGTTCTCAACCTGTCCGGTGGCACGGGCGTTGCCAACCTTGTGGACAATCAGCTCGATTCCGAGCGAGCGGCACAGGTTGCGGGTCATAGAGGCCGTGTTCGCCGAGCCCGCGTCGAGCATCAGAATGCGCGGCACACCGTGCAGCAGGTCGGCGCCGCCGCGTTCCTGCATGGCGTTAATGAGCGTCGAGCAGAGGTTTTCGCCCGATTCCGCACCCATGACGTACTCGGTGTAAATCCAGTCGCTCGCGTGGTCGGAGATTTCGTAGCTCCACACACGATCGGCCGCGATCCGGGCGAGGTTCTTCGGCTTGTTCTTGTAGAACTCGGCGTGATCCATCACACGAAGCCCGTTCGCACGCGTGTCGGCAGCCGGCTTCAGGTAGTACAGCACGCACAAGCTCGCGTCGATCTGCCACACGTGATTCGGATGCAGGCTCGCCAGCTCGGTCACCGGGGCCGGGGCGAGCAGTTGGTCGGGATGCACGCCGTACATGCGCAGCGCTCGCTGAATCGCGCTATCGGACAACGGCCGCAGCTCGCCCGTGGACTCGTCGAGGAATTCCGCCCGAATCATTCCGTTCGCGCGCAAAATCTCCACCGCATCACCGACCGTATACAGCCGCTTGCCGTTCTTACGCGTCGACTCGATGAGCGTTGCGGAGATCAGCATCGCTTCGTCGCGCGTCAGCGAGCTTTGACCGGCATCGACACGGCGCTTGCGTTGCGTGGTCACAGTGGCTTCCTTCAGTTTGCGCATCAGGGTGGTGAAAGACAGGCCCAGCTCGCGGCAGGCCGCGTTGTAGATCGCACCTTTCTTGCCATGGCCGGCCGCGCGCGCTGCCTGGGCGACAGCCACAATGCGTTCGTTCAAGACGGCACTCATCGTCGCGAGCCCCCGAATCAGTTAGCGGCGCGTGAGAAGTCGGCATCCGCCGACCCGGCCGACGTATCACGCAGCCATTGCGGGACGTCGTCACCATCCGCAGCGGCCTTGACGCTGAACTCGCTTCGAAGCTGGTTGAGCGACAACTGGATTTGCCCCAGGACGCCGGCCATGAAGTCGTCGTGCGGTGCGCCGTGCGTCTCGGCGTGCTGCGTCAGGGTTTCGAAGGCGGCACGCAGGTTGCCGCGAATAACCGACTCCGCCTCGAAGGCGATCGCGCTGGTTTCCTTGCGGATTTCCGCGCCTTCTTCGTCCGGGGTGATCCGCTTGACGCGTGTCTTCTTCGCGGCCAGCTCGTCGATCTTCGCGTTCTTGTCGGACAGCAGGCGAGCCTGCGCCGTGGCGTTTTCATGCGCTTCCCGAAGCGCGGCGCGCAGCTCGCGGCTCGTCATACGATCGATGTCGTCGAGGTCCATGCCCGCGATCGAACCGCCGTCCGCGAGCGCCGCCAGCTCTTCGTCATCCTCGGTCATCAGCTCGAACAGCTTCGTTTTTCCCAAAACGGCAAGCGCTTGCCGTTTTGATTCGAGTTGGGGCGACGAGTACTTGACGGCCGCTTGGATCATCAGCCGTGCCGTGCGCGGTGCAAGCCCGAGTTGCTCTTCGACGATCGAGGTGAAGTCGCCGTGCGGCTCGTTCTCCTTCAAGAGGATCAAACGCTTGCCCGCTTCGAGCATCGCTTCAGCCGACTGCGCCATGTAAAAGCGGGCCTCATTTACGACACGGTGGCGCTCGTATGGCAAGCCATCGCCGAACTGCTTCGAGATTTCGCTGGAGCGTGCGGCGAGCGCGTTCGCTGCCTCGGCAAGCGCGGGGAGGACTTCCAAGGTGTTGTCCGCCGCGACGACGGTGGTTTGACTAGTTTTGCGGCCCATAGCCTTCTCCAGTTAGACGTACTTCTTCAAGCGGTTTTCGGTTTCATCAATGCGGGCTCGGGCGCTGTCCAGGCTGCGCAAAATGCCTACCGCGTGCTGCGCCAGCTTCACGGACGGCCGAATGCGACCCGTCTCGGGAATCCTCTCCGCGAAACCCATCGCCTCAAGCGTCGCCACGTAGCGCGTGATGTTCGAAGGCGACAGGTTCGTCGCCTTGGCGACCTCACCGGGCGTCAGCCCATGCGCAAAATGGCCGAGCAGGACGTTGAGAACCTCCAGGACTTTCTCGGCGGACTTCGTGGTTGCGTTCGTGGTCATTCGGGCGCCCCTAGGTCGAGCTCGGGCTGGACATGGCGCTCGACGTTGCCGCGATGCCACGCGAGCCCCTCCATTGCTTGCTGAATCGTCGAGATCGTTTCGTCGGCGTTGGCAGAACCAGCGTAGAAGTCGAGCAGTTGTCCGACTGCCGCGTTGAGCGTGCGCTGCAAGACCTGCATGTCCTCAGCCGTGGCATCGCGGCCGGTCGGTATGTCGATGATCAGCCGGCCGGCGCTGGCTGCGACCCAGCGAGTAACGAAATCGGCACCGCAGGCGTCTTCGAACGGCCGGATCAGCGAGATCGGCATGCGGCCTGACTGGAACCACTTGTAGAGGGTCCAGTGGTCGGCAAGCCCCATGTGTTCGGAGATTCGCTCGACACTGAGGTTGCGGCGCTCACGTGCATGCTCTTTACAGAGTTCGAGCGCGTGCCGAAGGCTATGCGGCTGAATACGTTTCCAATTGCGGCGGCTCATTGGGAATCCCCATTCAGAACGGTTTCCGGCCGATTCCAAACAAATTCCCGTTTTGCGCCTATGCAACACCGTTGCGACTCGTAGAATGAAAAGCGGTTACTCTTACGGGGAAAATGTTCCATGACGGACTCGGATTTCAGTGAGTTGGCGGCACGAGTAGATGCTGTCGGGCAGACGATGCTTCGACTCATCGGCCACCTCGAAGAACAAGGCTGCGTCGACGGAGTACGCTTTTCGCAGGCGCTGCGCCGTTTCGGCTCTGCCCGGCGTCAACTACCCGATCCGATCCAGGCGCGCGGCGGCGAAGTTGTCCTGCAGATGGTGCAGTTGCTGGACGAAGCGAGGTCTCGCCGATGACCGGGCTATTGAACGGGAGGCCGAAGGCGTTGCACATGGTTCGCCTCAGGCGGCGGTTTGCTTGATTCCGGCCTTGACGGCAATGTCGTGCGCACGGCCGAAATGGGCCTTGTCGACGCCGTTGAGGACGCGATAGACGGCGCTGGGCGGAAACTCGTTCTCTTCGGCCCACTGGCGGATGGTTTTGCCTTGGCTGCGGAGCCAAGCTTTGAATTTGGGTACGGTCACGGGTAGCCTCCGTGGTTAGGTCATGGGAGACAGCGGCGAAGTAACTTTGCGGGTGAATTCGCTGCTGTTTGTGAGGGAAGTATGGTTCACGTTTGTGAACCTGTCAACGGGTATTTGGTTCATGAATGTGGATATTGGCGAGCGTCTGAAAGAGGAGCGCGGGCGACTCGAAATGAATCAGACGCAGTTCGCCGCAATCGCGGGTGTGGGTAAGACGACCCAGATCAACTATGAGAGCGGCAATCGGTTGCCTGACGCGGGGTACCTTGCGTCGTTGGCGAAGATTGGTCTCGACGTGCAGTACGTCGTCACCGGGGTGCGTTCGTCAGTTGCCCTGACGCCAGACGAGCGCGAACTGGTTGAACGGTTCCGCGCGGCGCCGTTGTCGGTTAAGAGCGCTGCTATTGGGGCGCTCTCGGCCGGTGCGAGTCCACCGACCGGCTCAAAATTTTCGATCGACTTTGGTCAAGCCACGATCGGACAAAACAACACCGTCTCAGGCGGGAAACATCAGTTCAAGGTAACCACACCCAGCAGAAAAAAATGAGTGACGATTCAAAGAACCACATTCGCTTCGGCAGCAAGGTAGACCAAGTTCACATCGGCGATTCGACCGATCAATCGACACCCATCACGAACAGCAATGTCGTGAACCTGCAGTTTGGCTCGAAGGAGCCTGAAGTCGAGTACGTGAACAACCATCAGAAGGGCGTGATCATGGAGTTGGTCGGCCAGATCGCCGACGCGACCGAAGGCGACGCCCTGAAGATTTGTCGAGTCGTGTTGGCGCGGGCAGGCGCAAAGCGGATCAAGTTTATTCGCAGCGAGCGGTACGTCGATGTTGAGCAATACCTAACGTCCTGGCTGAACCGCGTAGCGATCAAGTCCGCCGCACCAAGCGCCACCCAATCCGCGCCCGCTCGGGACAACGTTTGCGAGACTCCTGGTGTCGACCTGTCTCCGCAACTTCAACTCGCCCAGGCGCAGCTCGCATCCACCCGGACGCTTTTGAAAATCACGTTGCTCGCCGCGCTTGTGGGCTTCGGGGTACTCGGCTACTACGGCTGGACCAGCCATCGAACAATCGATCAGCTCCAGGCAGCATTCGGCGGCTGCCAGTACGCGGGGAAAACGTACGCGGTCGGCGCCATCATCGACAACTCCGAAGCACCCGACATCGAGTGCGTTGTGACGTCGGACGGCAAGCCCGGCGTGTGGCGCGATCTCACGGCGCGGCGCAAGAAATGACACTTCGGCGCGGGCCGGACCGGCCGGCGCTGGTTTGGACGAGCATTACTTTCTTCTCGAAACTGCAGACAGCAAAATGACCAATCCGAAGAACAACCCGAATTCCGACTCCAACAACAAGGGCGTGCCGGTATACGACAGCGTCGATCACGGGGAGCGCAGTGATTACGGCGATCTCAACAAGGGTTTTGAAGTCGTCAACACGCTGCCGCCGCCTCCGCCGCTGCCGACACGGGATAACCGCAATGGGAACGACCAGTCTTGACCTTCAGTGGCATAACCAGCTCTTCGACATTCGCCGGTCGATCCGCTACCACAACCGCCGCCGCGCGTTCTTCGATCGCCTCGACCAGATGACCAACATGCTGTCGGTGATCTTCGGATCGACGGCGGTCTACGGCGTGCTCGAACAGCAATACAAGGTGGTCGCGCTCGTCGCGGCCGGCCTTGTTACGGTGCTGTCCGCGATTAATCTCGTCGTGGGCTCGTCGCAGCGTGCGCGGGCGCATGCGGATTTCGCCCGACAGTTCATCGGTCTGGAAAAACGAATGGCACTGTCGGCGCCGGATGACGCCGTGTTGCTGGCCGTGCGCGGCGAGCGATTGACGATCGAGGCCGAGGAACCGCCGGTCCTGCACGTGCTCAACGTGATTTGCCACAACGAGCAAATGCGGGCGATGGGATACCCGGATGCCAACCTTGCGAAGGTCGGTTTTTGGCAACGCGTGTTCTCTCAGCTCTTCGATTTTCAGGAGCACGCGCTGCGCGCGTCGAAGCCGTAGTTTTCACCTTGCTCCTGCGTGCGCCGATCACCTATGCTGGATGACTCCCCCGTCATGGAGTCGGCGCATGAACATTCATCCTGTCATTGCCACATTCGAACATCAGGCGAAAATCCTCGACGTGACTGGTGATACGGAAGATACGGACGATGCGATCGCGTTGCTCGCCGGATGGATTGACCTCTCACTCGAACGCCTCACCGAGGCCGACGTCAGCACGCTCGTGCGGGTCGGCGGGTTACTGTTCCGCGATGGCCTGAATCGCAGAAACGCGGCGCAAGCTGACCGCTAAAGCCGATTAAAAGACCTACCCGTGCATGCCGTCCAAGATGACGGCATATCCACTACGGGAGGTCATATGCCCTTCATCAAGCGCTTCCCGCGGCTGACGAGCTGGCTCGTCGCCGCGATCATCCTCGTTGCAGCCATCGCGCTTTTCTCGCCGCAGCAACTGCCCGTCGCCCTCTACAAACTGAGCCTCGTGAGCCTCGCGGCCGTCGTCGCGTACTGGCTCGATCGCGGGCTCTTCCCGTACGCGCGCCCGGACAGCTACCTCGAACGCGACTGGCGGCACGGTACGGCCGAGCCGACGCTCGACGCGGACTTTCGCGTCGTCACGGGCTACGAGCTTGTGTTCGCTGCGGCCATGCTCCGGCGAGCGGTGATCGTCCTGGGCGTCGTGATCGGCGTCGCGCTGGGCCTGTGATCATGCGCGTGCTGATCGCCTTTCTCGTTGTGCTGCTCGGCGCCGCTGCGCCGGCGGCCGCGCAAGTGCCCGCCGCGGCGCTGGCGTATCGCGCCGAGCTGACGCGCAATGCGCGCGCCGTCTGGGGCATCGATGCGCCGGTCTCGTCGTTCGCGGCGCAAATCCACCAGGAAAGCCGCTGGCGCGCGGACGCCGTCAGCGTCGTCGGCGCACGCGGGATGTCGCAATTCATGCCCTCGACCGTCGACTGGATCGCGGGCGCCTATCCGGCCGAGCTGGGCGAAGCGCAGCCGTTCAATCCGTCCTGGTCTATTCGTGCGCTCGTGCGCTACGACCGGCACCTCTGGGAGCGCATCACGGCGGCCGGTGCATGCGAGCGCATGGCGATGACGCTGTCGGCCTATAACGGCGGCCTGGGCTGGGTTTATCGCGATCAGCGCGTGACGGCCGCCGGCGGCGCCGATCGGCAGCGCTGGTTCGGCCATGTCGAGCGCTTCAACGCCGGCCGACACGCGGCCGCATTCCGCGAGAACCGCGGCTACCCGCGCGTGATCCTGCGCACGTTCGAGCCGCGCTACGTCAAGGCCGGGTTCGGGCCGGGAGCGTGCTCATGAACTTTCCTGTCCTGCTTTCGCGCGGCCAGTGCGTGGCGGTCGCTGTTGGTGCCGCGGCTGTCGGCGCAATTGCCGCTGGCGCGATCGCGTACTTCGGCGGCTACCACGCCGGCGCGATTGCTGGCGACGCGAAGGTCGCGAAGCTCGAACGCCAATACGCGGACGGCGCGCGCGACGCCGTCGAACAAGCGCGCATCAAGGAGCGTGCCGAGACGCAGCGCGCGGCGGCGCTCGCCAGCGACCTGTTCGCCGAGAAAGCCCGGCACGCGCTCGAAGTCGACGAACTGAAACGGAGAATTCCCAGTGTCACGAGCCAATATCGCCCGGCGCCGGATGCACCTCTTCAGGATTTGCCTCGCTGCGTGTTCACTGCCGGCTTTGTCGGCGTGTGGAACGCCGCCGCCGGCGCCAATGGTGTGCCCGCGGCCGGTGCTGCCGCCGGAGCTGCTACGCCGGCCGACGCCGATGACGCCCTTGATTCCGGGGTACGCCAGGACGACATCCTCGCCCACCACGTCGACGCCAGCCGCCGCAGCCGCGACATCGAATCGCAACTGAACAAGCTGATCGACTACATCGAGGGAGAAAAGCAGTGACGCTACAGGTGGAATTCTGGCAACTCGTGTCGATGCTCGCTACGTTCATCGGTTTGCTGATCGCGGCCGGCAAGGTGTTGATCGTGCAGATCGAGCGGCACCAGGCCGAGCGTGATCAGAAACAGGAAGACCAGCTCAAGGCCATGTTCGAACAGATCAGCCGGCAGGCGGACAACACGGCCCGCCTGGAGCGTGACTTTCTGCGATTTCAGGCGGACCTACCGCTGCAGTACGTACGCCGCGAGGACTACGTGCGCAACCAGACCGTCATCGAAGCCAAGCTCGACGCGATCGCGCTCAGATTCGAAAACTTACAACTCCGGGGAAATCAATGACGCCCACCAATCCGCTGGGAATCGACCATGCCAAGGTGCGCCGCGAATCGCTGCGCTGGTATCTGATTCTGGCGCTGTACAACGCGCGGCCCGAGGAAGTCGTCGAGGACGTGATCCAGATGACAATGCGCTCGATCTTCGCTGACATCACGGCGCTTGAAGTGCGCAAGGAACTCGACTACCTCGCCGATCGAGTGCTGGTGAAACTGCGCAAGGAACCGTCCGGCCGCTGGTGGGGTGACCTTACGCGCTACGGCGTCGACATCGCCGAGTACACGATCGATTGCGAGCCGGGCATCGCGCGGCCGGCCAAGTACTGGAGCCAGTGACATGGGGCGCAGCAGCGGCGTGCAACGCCTGCCGAAGGCCGTGCGCGAATGGCTCGAAAGCGCGCTCGTCGAGGGCAACTTCACGGGCTACCAGGAGCTGGAGCAAACGCTTCGTGACAAGGGCTACCAGATCAGCAAATCGGCGATCCACCGATACGGGCAGCGCATCGAGCGCCGCTTCGCTGCGATCAAGGCGAGCACGGAGGCCGCGCGTATCCTGACCGAAGGCGCAGCCGACGACCAGGACGCCCGTTCCGAAGCCGTCATCGCGCTCGTGCAGACCGAGATGTTCGAGTCCATCGTCAACCTGCAGGAAGCGACCGACGAAGACGCCGACCCGGGCGAGCGTATCGCGCTGCTGTCCAAGGCCGCGAAGAACATCGCGACGCTGGCCCGCGCGAGCGTGAACCAGAAAAAATTCCGCATGGAGGTGCAGTCGCGCGCGGAAGCGGCGGCCGCAGCCGTCGACAAGGTCGTCAAGAGCGGCGGCCTGTCCGATGACGCCGCCGACGTGATCCGCCGGCAAATTCTTGGGATTGCAGGATGACGAACGCAGATACGCGCCTCGACCGGGCGCCTGCCGTCCTGCTGCCGTACCAGCAGAAATGGTGCGCCGACACGTCGCCAGTCAAGGTGTGCGAGAAGTCGCGCCGTGTCGGCCTGTCCTGGGGCGAAGCGGCCGATTCGGCGTTGCTGGCAGCCAGCCAGCGCGGTATGGACGTTTGGTACGTCGGTTACAACAAGGACATGGCGCAGGAGTTCATCCGGGACTGCGCTGACTGGGCCAAGTTCTACAGCCTCGCGGCCGACGAGATTGAAGAGACCGAAGAAGTCTTTCAGGACAAGGACGGCGACAAGTCGATCCTCGCGTTCGTGATCCGCTTCGCGTCGGGCTTTCGCGTGACGGCGCTGTCGTCGCGCCCGTCGAACCTGCGCGGTAAGCAAGGCCGCGTGATCATCGACGAAGCCGCGTTTCACGAGCAGCTCGGCGAGCTGCTGAAGGCGGCGATGGCACTGCTGATGTGGGGCGGGCAGGTCCACATCATTTCGACGCACGACGGCGTCGACAACGCGTTCAATGAGCTGGTCACCGACGTCCGCTCCGGCAAGAAGCCGTACAGCCTGCATCGCATCACGTTCGCCGACGCGGTTAAAGACGGGCTCTACCAGCGAATCTGCTTGCGCAAGGGCGAAGCCTGGACGGCCGAGGGCGAAGCCAAGTGGGTCAAGGACATTCGCGCGTCGTACGGCGCGGATGCCGAGGAAGAACTTGACTGCGTGCCGAAGAACAGCGGCGGCGCATGGCTTTCGCGCGCGCTGATCGAGTCGCGCATGTCGCCGGACACGCCGGTATTGCGCTGGGCCTGCAAACAGGGTTTCGAGGTGCTTCCCGATCACATCCGCGCAGTCGAATGCCGCGATTGGCTCGAAGGGACGCTCGGCCCGCTGCTCAGGTCGCTCCCGGCCGACGCCCGCTCGTATAACGGCGAGGACTTCGGCCGGACTGGCGACCTGACGGTCCACGTGCCGCTGATCGAACAGCAGAACCTGATTCGTCGCGTGCCGTTCATCGTCGAGCTGCGCAACGTACCGTTCCGGCAGCAGGAGCAGATTGCCTTCTACCTGCTCGACCGCCTCCCGCGCTTCACGGGCGGCGCCTTCGACGCACGCGGCAACGGCCAGTACCTCGCCGAAATCGCGATGCAGCGCTACGGCGCATCGCGCATCCAGCAAGTGATGCTGTCGGAGTCGTGGTACCGCGAGCACATGCCTCCCGTGAAGGCGGCATTCGAAGATGGCACGCTCGACGGCCTTCCGAAGGATGCCGACGTGCTCGCGGACCTGCGCGCCGTCCAGGTCATCAAGGGCGTGCCGCGCATCCCGGACGTGCGCACGACCGGGCAGGACGACGGCAAGCGCCACGGCGACGCCGCCGTGGCGGTCGCGCTGGCGTATTACGCAAGCCGAGAACTGAACAAGGGGCCGGTGACCGCCAAATCGCGGCGGCGCCGTTCCAGCGTCCGAATGACAGAGGGTTACGCATGAGCAAGGGTTTGTGGGTCAGCCCCACCGAGTTTGTAACGTTCGGCGAGCCGGACACGTCGCTGTCGTCGCAGATCGCGACGCGGGCGCGAAGCATCGATTTCTTCGCGCTCGGCATGTACCTGCCGAATCCGGACCCGGTGCTCAAGGCACTCGGTAAGGACATCCGCGTCTACCGTGAGCTGCGCGCGGATGCGCACGTCGGCGGTTGCGTGCGCCGCCGCAAGGCAGCCGTGAAAGCGCTTGAATCGGGCCTCGATCGGGGCAAGGCGAAGAGCCGCGTCGCGAAATCGATCGCCGACATGTTTGCCGATCTCGACCTGTCCCGGATCGCAACCGAGATGCTGGATGCCGTCCTGTACGGCTATCAACCGATGGAAATCGCCTGGGGCAAGGTCGGAAACTACATCGTGCCGATCGACGTCGTCGGCAAGCCGGCCGACTGGTTCGTCTACGATCCGGAGAACCAGCTCCGCTTTCGCAGCAAGGACCACTGGGTTCAGGGCGAAGAGCTGCCGGAACGTAAGTTCCTGGTGCCGCGCCAGGAGGCGACGTATCTGAACCCCTACGGCTTTCCGGACCTGTCGATGTGCTTCTGGCCGACGACGTTCAAGAAAGGCGGCCTCAAATTCTGGGTGCAGTTCACCGAGAAGTACGGATCGCCGATGCTGATCGGCAAGCACCCGCGCAGCGCGTCCGATGGTGAAAAGAACCTACTGCTCGACTGCCTTGAGGACATGGTGCAGGACGCGGTCGCGGTCATCCCGGACGATTCCAGCATCGAGATCAAGGAAGCAGCCGGCAAGACCGGTAGTGCCGACGTCTACGAGCGCCTGCTGCACTTCTGCCGCGGCGAGGTGTCGATCGCCTTGCTCGGGCAGAACCAGACCACCGAGGCGACATCGACGCGCGCGTCCGCGCAGGCCGGGCTTGAGGTGACGGACGATATTCGCGACGGCGACAAGGCGATCGTCTGCGAAGCGATGAACATGCTGATTCGCTGGATTTGCGACCTGAACTTCGACGGCGCCGCCCGGCCTGTCTTCGATATGTGGGAGCAGGAACAGGTCGACGAGATCCAGGCCGGCCGCGACCAAAAGCTGACGCAAGCTGGCGCGCGCTTCACGCCGGCGTATTTCAAGCGGGCGTACAACCTGCAGGACGGCGACCTGGACGAGCGGCCGCTGCCGGTGTCCGCCGTTGATGCGGTGGGCGCCACATCCTTCGCGGAGTTCGAAGCGCCCGACCAGGACGCGCTCGACGCCGCGCTGAACGCCTTGTCCGCGCACGACCTGAATGCGGACGCGCAGGCGCTGGTCGCGCCGCTTTTAAAGCGGATTGCGAACGGCGCGAGCGCCGACGAGCTGCTCGGCATGCTGGCCGAGCTGTATCCGAACCTCGACGCAGACGCGTTGCAGGAACGTCTTGCCCGCGCGATCTTCGTCGCGAACCTCTGGGGGCGTCTCCATGCCTGAAGCGGTCGATCTCGGCTACTGCATGAAGCTCCCGCCGAAGAAGGCGATCGAGTACTTGCGCAGCAAGGGTTATGAAATCACGTGGGATTGGGAGGAGCTTTGGCAAGACGCTCAGGCGAAGGCGTTCACGGTCGCCAAGGTCACGCGCCTGGACATCCTGCAGGACATTCGCAATGCGGTCGAAACCGCGATCAGCGAAGGTAAGACGCTCCGCTGGTTCAAGAAGGAACTCACGCCGGTCCTGCAATCGAAAGGCTGGTGGGGAAAGCAGGAACACGTCGACCAGGACACCGGCGAGATTAGCCAGGTCCAGCTCGGCAGCCCGTGGCGCCTGCAGACGATCTACCGGACGAACCTGCAGACCGCCTACATGGCCGGCCGCTACGCCGAACAAATGGCGAACGTCGACGATCGGCCGTACTGGATGTACGTGGCAATCCTCGACAGCCGGACGCGTCCAAGTCATCGGGCGATGAACGGCAAGGTGTTTCGTTACGACGACCCGTTCTGGCAGTCGTTTTATCCGCCAAATGGCTGGGGCTGCCGGTGCCGCGTGGTTGCGTTGTCGCACGATGAGATCGTCGTGCGGGGCATCAAGGTCGAGCCGGCCGGCGACCGCCTCGGCAAGACGCTCAAGCTGGTCAACGAGAAGACCGGAGAAATGCGCGAGGTCGCGACGTTCCGCACCGTCGACCCGGTCACGCGGCGCGAAATCGTCGTGTCGCCGGACGTCGGCTGGAGCTACAACCCAGGCGCCGCGGCTTGGCAGCCTGACCTGTCTCGATACACGGGGGACCTCGGCACGATCGCCAGGAGGGAATTGCAGTGAACGATTTCGTGAGTTTCCAGATCGACGACTCGACCCTGCGCACACACCTGCTCCAGCTCGAACAGGCCGGCTATCAGAAGGCCGGCGCGATGCGCAAGATCGCCCAGGCGCTGGTGCTGGTCACCGAAGACAACTTCGCCGCGCAGGGGCGGCCGCGCTGGCAGGCACTGTCGGAAGCGACGATTCACATGCGCGTCGGCGGCAAGAAGGCGTACAAGAAAAACGGCGAGCTGACTGCGGCCGCGTCGCGCCGCAAGGCCGGGCTGATGATCCTCCAGGACAGCGGCCAAATGGCCGCGAGCATCTCGACTGACCACGATGACAATTCGGCCGTCATTGGCAGCAACAAGGAGTACGCCGCGATTCACCAGTTCGGCGGGCAGGCCGGTCGCGGATTGAAGGTCACCATTCCCGCCCGCCCGTGGCTGCCGGTCACGGCCGACGGCGAGCTGCAACCTGAAGCCGTCGAGCCCGTGCTCAACACCATCCTGCGTCACTTGATGGACGCAGCGAACCGTCGCTAACCTGTCGACGAGCTGATCGCGCTCTGCGCGCCTCCGGACCACCCGAGGCGCGCAACGATAGCCAAAGCGCCGCGAAGCTGCCTCGTAAAGTTTTATAAAGGCTTTATGAGTTTGGTTCGAACCTGCCGCGCTCCCCACATCGCGCGTACAGCGCCGGTTCAATCGTAAAGCCGATTAAAAGACCCGTTCCGTTCGCCGCCCGATGATGGGCAGTATGAACGCGAAACCACTCCACATTTTCCGGGCAGGCACGCAGACCGACATGAGCGGTCGCGTGCTTGAGTTCGCCGAAACGGATCTTGCCGCGACGGCTGCCGCATACGACCCGAAGGTCCACGAAGCGCCGATCGTCATCGGCCATCCGCGCGACAACGCGCCGGCGTGGGGCTGGGTCGCATCACTCTCTGCGTCGGCCGGCAACCTGCAGGCCGAACCCGCCCAGGTCGATCCGGCATTCGCCGAACTCGTCAGCGCCGGGCGCTTCAAGAAGATCAGCGCCAGCTTCTATCACCCCGATTCGCCGCACAACCCGACACCCGGCGTCTACTACCTGCGCCACGTCGGCTTTCTGGGCGCGCAGCCGCCGGCCCTCAAGGGCCTGCGCGACGTCAATTTCAGCGACGGCAACGAAGGCGTCGTCGAATTCAGCGACTGGGGCCAAGAGCTGAACGCCGGTCTCTGGCGCCGCATGCGCGAATGGCTGCTCACGCAGTTCGGCCAGGACACGGCCGACACGGTCATTCCCGACTGGCAAATCGAGTCGATCCGCGAGGTCGCGCGGCAAGACGATGCGCCGACCAGCGCATTCGCCGAGCGCGGCGCGGCAACCAAACCCACCACCACTCAGCAGGAGAACGCCGCAGTGACCCCCGAGCAAAAGGCCGCCCTGGAGGCCGAAAACAGCCAGCTCAAGCAGCAGCTTGCCGATTCGCAGGCGCGTGAGCGCAAGGCGGCAGACGAACGCCGCCACGGCGAGCACGTGTCGTATGCCGAGCAGCTCGTCGCCGGCGGCACGCTCGCACCGAAGCACAAGGATGCGGTCGTCGCGGTGCTCGATTTCGCCGCGCGTGAGCCGTTCGAGTTCGGCGAAGGCGATGCCAAGCAGCCGCTGGCGACAGCGTTTCGTTCGTTCCTCGGCGAGCTGCCGAAGGTCGTCGACTTCAGCGAGCACGCAACGCGCGAACGCGCTGGCGTGACGACGACTGACGCAGACACCGTCGACTACGGCGAGAACGTCGACCCGAAACGTGTCGAGCTGGACGGCCGCATTCGCGCATACATGCGCGAGCACAACGTCGACTATGCGGCCGCCGCAAACGCGGTGATCCGCTAACCACCGGCGAAAGCCACTGCAAAGGCCATTGAGCCAGGAGAAATGATGGGACGTCTCTCGAAACTGCGAATCGTCGACCCCGTGTTGACGAATCTCGCGATCGGCTACACGAACGCCGAATTCATCGGCCAGACCCTGATGCCGATCGTCGAAGTGGAAAAGGAAGGCGGCAAGATTCCGAAGTTCGGTAAGGAATCGTTCCGCCTCTACCAGACGGAACGTGCGCTGCGCGCGAAGTCGAACCGCATGAATCCGGAAGACATCGGTAGCGTCGACGTGAACCTCGACGAGCACGATCTCGAGTATCCGATCGACTACCGGGAAGACCAGGAATCGGCGTTTCCGCTGGAACAAGCTGCTGTCCAGACTGCGACCGACGCGATCCAGTTGCGCCGCGAGAAGATGGTCGCAGACCTCGCGCAGAATCCGAGCAGCTACGCCGGGGGCAACAAGAAGCAACTCAGCGCGACCGAGAAGTTCACTGCGGCCAACAGCGATCCGGTCGGTGTCGTCGAGGACGGCAAGGAAGCGATCCGAACGAAGATCGGCCGCCGGCCGAACACGATGGTGATCGGAGCGTCGGCCTACAAGACGCTGAAGGCGCACCCGCAGCTCATCGAGAAGATCAAGTATTCGATGAAGGGCATCGTGACCGTCGACCTGCTGAAGGAAATCTTCGAGGTCGAGAACATCGCGGTCGGCGAAGCCATTTACGCCGACGACAAAGACCGCTTCACGGACATCTGGGGCGCCAACATCGTGCTCGCCTACGTCCCGCTGCAGCGCGGCGGCCAACAGCGCACGCCGTATGAGCCGTCCTACGGCTACACGTTGCGCAAGAAAGGCAACCCGGTCGTCGACACGCGCATCGAAGACGGCAAGCTCGAACTGGTGCGTGCCACGGACATTTTCCGGCCGTACCTGCTCGGCTCGGACGCCGGCTACCTGATCTCGGGCATCAACGGCTGATCGCCCGCCGCACTGAATCCCGTACTGACCACGTCTCGCCTTCGGGCGAGACTCACCCGAACGGAACATGACTCATGAAAACGCATCATCCGATCCTCACTACGTCCGTTACCGCTGCCGCCGGCCTGAACCGCTTCCAGTTCGTCGGCTTCGATGGTGGCGTGTGCGCAGCCGGCGCGAAGGCGCTCGGCGTTGCCGAAACGACCGCCGATGTCGGCGAGCAAGCGTCGGTCAACCTGCTCGGCGTCATCCTGGTCATGGCCGGTGCGCCGGTCGACCAGCATGCCGAGGTCGAGTCGGACGCGGCCGGCCAAGCCATTCCGAAGGCGACCGGCGCATCGAACGGCTACGCGCTCGATGTGGCGACGGCCGCCGGCGACGTCATCCGCATCCTGCGGGGTATTTGACGTGCGTTATTGCACGCTCGCCGACCTGAAACTGGCCGTGCCCGAACGGACGCTCATTGAGCTGACGAACGACACGACCACCGACTACGGCGCGCCGGCGCCGACGACGATCAACACCGACATCGTCGAAAGCGCCGTGCGCCAGGCGGAGGAAATCATCGACGCGCACTTGCGCGGCCGCTACAACCTGCCGCTGTCGCCGGTGCCGACGGTCATCAAGGATGTCACGGTGAATCTGGCCCGGCACTGGCTGTATGCCCGCCGACCGGAAGGCGCTGCGCTCCCGGACACCGTGTCGCAGACCTTCAAGGCGTCGATGCACATGCTCGAAAAGATCCGCGACAACAAGCTGACGATCGGCGACCCGAGCGGCCCGGCGACGCCCGAGCCGGGCGAAATGAAGGTCCGCGCACGCCGTCGCCAGTTCGACGCGGACCTGCTGGAGCGCTTCTGATGGCGACGACGCTTGAAATGGTCGACTCCGTTGTCGCACGGCTACGCTTCAAGCTGCCGGCGCTGGTGACGGAGTACTTCCCGGAGCGCCCGGACGAATACCGGCTCAACCATGCAATCGGCGCGTTGCTGGTCAGCTATCCGGGCAGCCAGTACGACACGACCGTCGACACCGACATGGTTGTTCAGCCGCGGCGAGTGAAGTTCGCCGTCGCGATCGTGCTGCGCCAGCTCAACGGCCGCGGCGGTGCGATCGACGTGCTCGATCACGTTCGCACCGCCCTGGTGGGCTTCCGCCCGCCGGACTGCAAAAAGCTCGCGGCGGTCAGCGACAAGTTTCTCGGCGAGTCTGCCGGCCTGTGGCAGTACGTGATCGAGTTTTCGGCGGGCGCCGTGATTGTCGAAGACGCGGAGCCGAACGACGGACCGCTGTTGACGCAAGTTACCTACGAGGAGGAATCGTGAAATACCAGTACAGCGGACCGACCAGCGGCGTCACGCTGCAGGACGGCGAAGACGTCCAGGAAGTGATGCTTCATACGGGCGCAGACGTCGAGCTGCCCGAAGACCACGAGTACACGGCGACGCTGCTCGCGATGGGCTACCTGAAGCCGGCCGCAGCGCCGTCGACCAAGCCCGCGCGCGCCAGCGTGCCGGAAGACCAACCGAAGACCGCTGCGAACGCGGTCGCCGTGAAGGGAGCCTGAGCGATGGCGGCAAACTATTTGCATGGCGTCGAGACCATTGAAAAGGAAACCGGCTCGCGGCCCGTCAAGGTCGTGAAGTCGGCCGTCATCGGCCTGATCGGCACGGCGCCGATCGGGCCGGTCAATACGCCGGTGCAGTCGCTGTCCGACGTCGACGCCGCCCAGTTCGGGCCGCAGCTCACGGGTTTCACGATCCCGCAAGCGCTCGACGCGGTCTACGACTACGGCAGCGGCACGGTTATCGTGATCAACGTGCTCGATCCGGCGGTACACAAGAGCAACGCGCCGAGCGAACCCATCACGTTCGATGCGGCGACGGGTCGCGCGAAGCTCGCGCATCCGGCCGCGGCGAATCTTGTGCTGAAGAGCGACAACGGCAGCGCTACGTATACCGTGGGGACCGACTACACCGTCGATCTCATCAACGGCGTCATCACCCGTATTAAAACCGGCACGATTCCGCCTGGTGCAACGGCGGCGAAGGCGACCTACGACTACGCGGACGCGACGAAGGTCACGGCCGCGGACATCATCGGCGCCGTGAACGCAGCGGGCATGCGCACGGGGATGAAAGCGCTGAAGGACACGTACAACCTATACGGCTACTTCTCGAAAATCCTGATCGCACCGGCGTACTGCACGCAGAACTCGGTTTCGGTTGAGCTGGAGGCGATGGCCGTGCAGCTCGGCGCGATCGCGTACGTCGACGCGCCGATCGGCACCACGCTCGCGCAGGCATTGGCCGGGCGCGGGCCGGCAGGCACGATCAACTTCAACACGTCCAGCGACCGTGTACGCCTCTGCTACCCGCACGTGAAGGTCTACGACACCGCGACCAACGCGGAACGCCTGGAGCCGCTCTCATCGCGTGCAGCGGGCCTTCGCGCACGTGTCGACCTGGACAAGGGCTACTGGTGGTCCAGCTCGAATCAGCAGCTCGTCGGCGTGACGGGCGTCGAGCGGCCGCTGTCGGCGATGATCGACGATCCGCAATCGGACGTGAACATGCTCAACGAACAGGGCATCACGACCGTCTTCAGCTCGTACGGCTCGGGCCTGCGCCTGTGGGGCAACCGCACGGCGGCATGGCCGACTGTGACGCACATGCGCAACTTCGAGAACGTGCGCCGCACGGGCGATGTCATCAACGAATCGCTGCGCTACTTCAGCCAGCAGTTCGTCGACGCGCCGATCGACCAGGGGCTGATCGACTCGCTCGTCGAGTCGGTGAACGGCTTCGGCCGCAAGCTGATCGGCGACGGCGCGCTGCTCGGCTTCAAGGCATGGTTCGATCCGGCCCGCAACCCGAAGGAGGAGCTGGCGGCCGGCCACCTGCTCATCAACTACAAGTACACGGTGCCGCCGCCGCTCGAACGCCTGACGTACGAGACCGAGATCACCTCGGAGTACTTGCTCACCTTGAAGGGAGGTAACTGATCATGGCGGGTGGCGTCAAAATCAACCGGATCACGAACGCCAACGTGTATCTCAGCAACAATTCGATGCTCGGCAAGGCTGAGGAAATCAAGCTGCCGGACGTCCAGGCGATCATGGCCGAGCATAAGGCGCTCGGCATGATCGGCAAGGTCGAGCTGCCCGGCGGCCTGGACAAGCTCGAAGGCGAGATCAAGTGGAACTCGCTCTATGCCGACGTGGCGAAGGCAATGGCGAACCCGTTCAAGGCCGTCGCGCTGCAATGCCGTTCGAGCATCGAGACCTACGGCGCTCAGGGCCGCGTGCAGGAAGTCAGCCTCGTGACGTACCTGACCGTGATGTTCAAGAAGAACCCGCTCGGCACGTACAAGCAACACGAGAACGCCGATTTCAGCTCCGCGTTCGGCGCGACCTACATCAAGCAGGTCATCGACGGCGAGGAAGTGCTGGAGCTGGACTATCTGGCGAACATCTTCCGCGTCGGCGGCGAAGACATGCTGGCCGACTTCCGCGCCAACATCGGCGGCTAACCCAACACCTCCGCAGTCGTTGTCGTTTTGGCCCGCTTCGGCGGGCCTTTTTTAATTCTCTCCTCGATACCGCTCGCGCGCGCGAATCGACAATGTGTGCTCTACCACCACGGAGCACGTCGTGAAAATCCCCCTCAAATTCCCCGTCAAACTCGCTACCGGCCAGATGCTCACGGAGCTGAACCTGCGCCGCGGTAAGCGGAAAGAAATGGGCCTCGCGGCCAAGTACAGCGAAGACCCCGGCGAACAGGAAGATTTCCTCCTCGCCATGCTGACCAACCTCACCGTCGAAGACATCGGTGAACTCGATCTCGCCGACTCCAAACGGCTCATGGACTCCTTTCGCAGCATGGTTGAGGGACGGGATTCCGCCGGAGATGCGGGCGCCCAGCGACCAGCCGCCGAGCAAGGAACCGCAGACGCTGGACTCGGCGCTGCGACCGCTGGATGAAGTGTTGCTACTGGTGCTGAAGATTCAGCCGTCCGAAATCGCTGAACTGGATATGGACGACTACTGGCACTGGATCGACGCCGCGGAACGGGAAATCAAGCGACGCGTCGACGCGACCAAGCAATCCTGAGGTCAGGCGGCCCGGCGCCCGAGCCGGCCGCAAAGCCACACGATGGCCTTGATGACCGCCGCGATGAGGTACGAGCCGGCCACGACGGCCGGCCCGAGGAAGGCGAAGCCGAAAAACGCCACGATGCCGAACACGATCGGCACGGACCACCAGGGCAGTTCGATGAACAGCCACACGGCAAGCACAACGCCGGCAATCGCGATCACGGTGTACGTAATGCCTTCGGCGATGGACTGGATGTTCATGGGCGGCCTCGTCACTTTCCGGTAAAGGTATGGCAAGCGAATTCTACATTGGCGTAAAGATCGGCGCGACGCTACTCGGTAGCTTCGGCGCTGCGCTATCCGGCACGCGCACGACGCTGAACGGCCTCGGGCGCGTCGCCGACGAGCTGCGCGCGAAGCATACCCGCCTTGGGGACACGATGGCGCGGGCGGTTGCGCACCCGATGCGCAACATCGCCGAGCTGCGCGGCCAGTACGACCGCCTGGGCCGGACCATCGATCAGGTCCAGGCAAAGCAGGCAGCCCTTGCGACCCGGCTGGCGCGCGGCGCCGCGCTGCGCGAACAGCGTCAGGGGCTCGGCGCGGACATGCTCGGTACGTACGCGACGGCGGCTGCCACGGCCGCGCCCGTAATCGGCGCTGTTCGGCAGGCGGCCAACTTCGAAGCCGGCCTGCGCGACATTGCGATTACCGGCAACCTGACCCGTGATGACGAGTTCCGGATCGGCGAGACGATGCGCCGCGCAGCCCTTGCTACAAGCCAGGGCCACAACTCCATCCTGGAAGGCGTTGGCACGCTGGTCGCGGCCGGCATGGATGCGAAGGAAGCCGGACAGAAGTCGAACCTGCTCGGGCGCGTGGCAACGGCGACGAACGCCGACATGAAAGACCTCGCCGGCATGGTCTATTCGTTCTCCGAGACGCTGGGGATCAAGGGCGATACGGCACTGAAGGAAGCCTTCAACCGCGCCGCGTATGGCGGCAAGCTCGGCCGGTTCGAGCTGAAGGATATGGCGAAGGCCCTGCCTGAAATGACTGCGGCGTTCGCGGCCAAGGGTATCAAGGGCCAAGACGCGCTGACGCAGATTATCGCGAGCCTCGAAGTCGGCCGCGAAGGCGCCGGCAGCGGCGACGAAGCCGTGACGAACCTGCGCAACTGGCTGTCGCACATGAACGCGAAAGCGACCATCGACGCCTACAAGAAAGCCGGTGTCGACTACCAGAAGTCGATGTCCAACCTCGTCGCCGGCGGTTATTCGAGCTACGAGGGTTCGCTGCAGATCGCACAGAAGTTCATCGCGTCGCGCGGCGACGCCTTCATGAAGCAATGGAAGGCCGCCGGTGCCAAGGGCGACGAGGAGGCACAGCGCAAGCTGATGGAGAGCTTCGGCCTGAACGAGGTGTTCCAGGACATCCAGACGATCAATCACCTGCTCGCCATGCGCCAAGGCTGGGACAAGTACCAGCAGAACAAGAAGGACATGGGTAGCGCGCAAGCGCTGAACACGATCGACCAGGACTACGCGCGTCGCGCGGAGCTGGCAACCGTCGCGTGGGGTCGCTTTCAGACCCAGATTGCGGATCTCGGGATCACGGTCGGGCGTGCGCTGCTGCCGTCGCTCACGGACCTGATGAATACGGTTACTCCGCTGATCCAGCGCACCGCGCAGTTCGCAGCCGCCCATCCGGGTCTGATCCGTGGGATCGTCGGCTTCGCAACGGCGGTGATCGGCATGAAGGTCGCCACGCTCGCGGCCGGCTGGGGCCTGAATTTCTTCGTCAAGTCGCCGCTGAACATGGTCAGCACGGCATTGACGACGGTCGGCGCGAAGTGGACGCTGTTTCGCGCACTCTGGGCCGGCGGCGGTTCGCGTCTGTCCACCGTATTCCAGATTTTCGGCATGGGCGCTGGGACAGCCGGCAAGCTGGCGTCCGTGCTCGGACGCGCCGGGAGTCTGTTTATGGGATTCGGGCGCGGTGCGCTGGTGGTCGGCCGCGCGCTGCTTCCGTTCGGCCAGGGCATGTTGATGACGATCGTCGGCCCGCTGCGCCTGCTCGCCCAGGGCGGGATGTGGCTCGGTCGCGTCCTGGGCGGCCAGCTCGTGAACGGCCTGATGATGGCCGGGCGTACGGTTCTCTGGCTCGGTCGCGCGCTGATGCTCAATCCGATCGGCATCGCGATTACTGCGATCGCTGTCGGCGCGTATCTCATCTATCGCTACTGGACGCCGATCAAGCAGTTCTTCGGGGGTATCTGGAATTCGATTCGTGCCGCGTTCGCGGGCGGGATCGGTAGCGTCATGCGCCTGATCATCAACTGGTCGCCGCTGGGCTTGTTCTATCGCGCGTTCGCGGGCGTGCTCGGGTGGTTCGGCATTGGGCTCCCGAAAACCTTCACCGATTTCGGCTCGCACCTGATCGACGGCCTGGTCAACGGCATCCGCAATCGCTTCACGAGCGCGAAAAACACGCTGGTCGAATTCGGCGGCAACGTGAAAGCGTGGTTCGCGAACACGCTGGGGATCAAGTCGCCGTCCCGCGTCTTCATGGGCTTCGGCGACAACATCGCCCAGGGTGCCGCGATCGGCATCGGTCGCTCGTCAGCGGTCGCCGCGCGCGCGGCCGCCGGCATGGCGACGCAGGCAGCGGCGGCCGCATCGATGCAACGCATCAACGCAGCTCGCGGAGGCTCGCCGGCCGGCGCATCGGTAGCCGGCTCTGGGATCACGGTTCACTTCTCGCCGAACATTACGGTCCAGGGCGGTTCGCCCGCTGGCGTGAAGGATCAGGTGACGCAAGGGCTGAACCTGTCGCTGCGCGAGCTTGAGCGCATGCTCGACAACCTGCTCGCACAGCGCGAGCGCCGTGCATACAGGGGCTGACGTGTTCGCAATTCTTGGCGATATCGAATTCGACCTGATCGGGTACTTCGACGGGTTCGACGCGACCTTCGGCGCCGACTACGCCGAGCACGCGCTGCTGCAGGGCAAGCCGCGGCTGCAACGCATGGGCGACAAGCTCGACGAGATCCGGATCGCTCTGTCGTTTCACTACTGGTACTGCGATCCGGAGGCCGAGCTGGCAAAGTTGCGCGCGGCGGTGAGCGCGAAACAAGCGATGGCGCTTGTTTTTGGCAACGGCGACTACAAGGGCTGGTTTGTGCTGACCGAGGTTCAATCGACCAGCAAGCAGACCGACACGTCCGGAACGGTCCTGTCCGTCGATGCGACGATCACCCTGCGTGAGTTCGTCGGCGACAAGAAGAACCCACTCAAGCCGCCGGCCGTACAACCGAAGGTGCCGCCAGCGGCCGCGCAGGCCGTTTCGAGCATTGCGTCGACGGTGACCACCGTGCGAGGCACGATCCAGCAGGCCGTGACCTGGGCGAACCAGGCGCAATCCGCCATGCGAGTCGCCGTCGACGCGGTCAAGACGGTCCAGAAGCTAAAAGACGATCCGCTTTCGGCGTTGAGTCGTTCGTCGAGCGTCCTGACCAACATCAAGCAAGCGGCTGACCCGCTAGCAAAGCTGTCGCCGGCGCTGGCGTCGGTGACAGCCCAAATTCCTGAGGTGGCCGGCATCCTGCGCGCCAGCAACACCGCACTGGACGCCGTCCGATCGGCGCAAGGCCCGCTGGCAAACGCGACGATCGGCACGATTACCGGCGCGATCGACCACGCGGCCGGGCAGCTCTCAACGGCGGCCGGCGCGCTGAGTTCGGCCGCGCCGAGTCTCAGCAAACTAGCCGCGCAAGTCGTGACGCGGAGGATTTGATGTTTCTGACCCACATCACAACCGAAGGCGAGCGGTGGGATCAGATCGCCTATCGCTATTACGGCAGCCCCTTCGCCTACGAGCGGATCATCGCCGCAAACCCGAGCGTGCCGATCACGCCGGTGCTTTCGAGCGGCATTGAGCTGTCGATTCCGGTCGTCGCGACCGACGATGTACCTGATGAGGAGCTTCCGCCGTGGATGCGGTAATCGACACGCCGACGTCGGTTGCCGACGTTCCTGAACCGACCTTCACGCTTGTGTACGAGCAGAAGAACATCACCAACGACATCGCGCCCTACGTGACATCGGTGTCGTTTACCGATTTCCTGTCCGGTCAGTCCGACGAGATTGAGGTCGTGCTCGAAGACACGGACGGCCGATGGCTGGACGCCTGGTATCCGGGCAAAGGCGACGCATTGACGCTGAAGATCGGTTACACGGGGGCGCCGTTGCTCGCGTGTGGTCGCTTCGAAATCGACGAGATCGCCTTCGACGAACCGCCCTCGACCGTGACGATCCGCGGACTCGGCACGGGCGTGAAGGCGTCGGTTCGAAGCCGCAAGGCCAAGGCGTACGAGCACACGACGCTGGCGACGATCGCTGCGCGTGTCGCGAAGCGGAACCACCTGACCCTCACCGGTAGGATTCGGGATATTCGCATCGACCGAGTCACGCAGTACCAGGAGCAGGATGTCGCGTTCCTGACGCGGCTCGCGCACGAGTACGGCTATGCGTTCAAGATTTCAGGCAGCAAGCTCATCTTCAGCGAACTCGCGGACCTGAGAGGATCTGACGCTGTCCTGCAGTTCAAGCGCGCCGACCTGAAATCGATCCGCCTGCGCGACAAGATCAAAGACGTCTACGCGCAGGCCAAAGTCGGCTACCACAACCCTAAGACGAAGAAGCTCGTCGTCTACGGCGTGACCGGCGAATCAGTGGGCGTCGTCGGCCAGTCCGAGGTGGCCGCGGGCAAACGGAAACAGTCCGGTCAGTCGACGAGTGGCGACACGCTGCGGCTGTCCGCGCGAGCCGGCTCCAAGGCAACGCTGCAGACGAAGGCGCGCGCGGCGCTTGACCGGACGAACCTCAAGCAGACAGGCGGATCGGTCGAGATGACCGGCGACACGAAGCTCGCAGCGGGCGCTTCCATCGAGCTGCTCGAACTCGGGAAGCTGTCCGGCAAGTACTTGATCGAGTCGGCGCGGCATCGTCTCGAACGCGGCGGCGGCTACCAAACCGAAGTCGAGCTGAAGCGTTCGGCGCTGGCCGTCCAGGCTGGCAAAGGCGGCACCGCCGCGAAAAGGTCCACCAAAGGGCTCCAGGTCTACGGCGTCACGGCAAAGGGCGACGTCGGTGTCGTGGGAACAACGCCCGTTGCAGCGAAAGGCAAGAAGAAATGAGCGAAACCCTCGACGAGTTCGGCGCGACGGTCAAGTTCGGGACCGTCAGCGCCTCGAAACCCGGCTTCGCACGCGTACGGCTGACCGACCTCGGCAACATGCGCACCATGTGGCTGCCGATCGCATACCCGAAGACCTTGGCCGATCAAGTGTGCTGGACCTACGATGACGGTGAGCAGGTCGCCGTTCTCCTGGACAGTCGCGGCGAGGATGGCGTCATTCTGGGCGCCATCTACTCCGATGCCGACCAGCCGCCCGTCACTGACCCGAACAAGTTCGTCGTCCGCTTCAAGGATGGCGCAGTGCTCGAGTACGATCGCGCCGCCCACACGTTGACGTGCACGGGCATGCAGACGGTGATTGTCGATTCGAAGTCGGAGATCCTGCTGCGCGCCGGCGACAAGGTGACCGTTGATACGCCGGAGGCCGAGTTCACGCGCAACGTCACGGTCAAGGGCAAACTGACCTACCAGGGCGGTATGGCCGGCTCGGGCGGCGATGGAGCCGTGCTGACGGGCAACGTGAACGTCGACGGCAACGTAAGCGCAACGGGCACGATCATGGACGCCGGCGGGAACTCGAACCACCACAGCCACTGAGCTTTTAGCCGGCTTTAATATCCCCCCGACTGGTCGCGCGGCAACATGGCCGCATGACCCAGCTCTCCGACATCACCTCCGTTCACTGGCAACCGGCCCTTAACCGCGACGGCGTGGTTGAGGGCGTGGACGACATCGATCAGGCGATCCGCCTGATTCTCGGAACGCCGCAGGGCAGCGATCCGCATCGCCCTGAGTTCGGCTCCAGGCTCTATTTGTACCTCGACATGCCGATCGACCGCGCCACGCCGCATGTGGTGCGCGAGTCGGTCGACGCGATCCGCCGCTGGGAACCGCGCTGCGAGGTCGTGCGCGTCATGCCGTCGATCGTTGAGTCGCGCGAAACGATCCGCGTCCAGTGGCGCTTGGCTGACGGCGTCATCCGTGAGACGGAGGTGCCGCGATGACGCTCGGCGAACCGGATTTCATCGCGCGCGACCCCGAGGCCATTACGGCCGAGATCGTGGCCGACTACGAGGCGCGCACCGGGAAGACGCTGTATCCCGCGCAGGTCGAGCGCGTCATGATCGACATCATCGCGTACCGCGAAACCCTCGTGCGCGTCGGTGTCCAGGAGGCCGCGAAACAGAACCTCGTCGCGTTCGCCCGCGCTCCCATGATCGACTACCTTGGCGAGCTGGTCGGCGTGACCCGGCTGCCGGCGCAGCCCGCGAAGACGACGTTGCGGTTTTCGGTCGACGCCGCGCTGCCGTCCAATCTGTTGATCGCCGCCGGCACGCGTGTCGAGACGAGCGACGGCGCCGTTTCGTTTGCGACCGACGGCGACGCGACGCTCGTCGCCGGTCAGTTGTCGGTCGACGCGACCGCGACCTGCGAAACGGCAGGTTTGATCGGCAACGGCTGGCAGCCGGGTCAGCTCGGCTCGCTCGTCGACGACCTGGGCGACGTCGACGTGACGGTCGCCAACACCCTAATCAGCGCGGACGGGTACGAGGAAGAAGACAGCGACCGTTTGCGCGAGCGCATCAAACTGGCGCCGGAGGCATTCAGCACGGCCGGCTCACGGCTCGCTTACGTGTTCCATGCAAAGAGCGCCCATCAGTCGATCGTCGACGTGGGCGTGATCGGTCCTGAGATGGAAATGCGGAATGGCCGGTTGGTTTCGGTCAACGGCGTGCCGCCCGGCAGCGTCCAGGTCTATCCGCTTGTCGATACAGGGCTGCCGAGCGAAGCGGTGCTCCAGCTCGTACGCGACAACCTGACCGACGAGCGCCGGCGCCCGCTGACCGACTATGTTGACGTCCGATCGCCGACGCCGGTCGACTATGCGATCGACGTGCGCCTCACGTTGTACAAAGACGCCGACGCCGATACGACGATCGCGCAAGCGCGTGCAGCCGCGGATGCCTACCGTGTCGATCGTGCCGCGGGCCTGGGGCGCGACATTGTCCCGCGCCAGCTCAGTCGCTCCGTGCAGGTCCAAGGTGTGTACGACGTCGACCTGCCGGGCCTCGCGCTACGGGTGTTGACCGGGAGCGAATGGGCGCGTTGCACGAGCATCAGTGTGATTCCAATCGGGGTTGCAAATGGCTGATCTTCTGTTGCCGCCGGCGCTGGCAAAAGACCCGCGCTTCAAGGCATTCGCCCAGTTGACCGAGCGACTCGACAACGTCGATCTGTCGCCGCTCCTGGTCTATCTGATCGACGGTGTCGACGCCTCTGCACTGCCATTCCTAGCCGACCAGTTCTCCGTGATGGGCGAGGACGGTTGGAGCCTCGCCGAGTCGGAGGACGCCAAGCGTGCGCTGATCAAGGGGGCGATCGAGCTGCATCGCTTCAAAGGTACGCCTTGGGCCGTCAGAGAGGTGATCCGGCGCTTAGGCTTCGGCGAGGTCGAACTTGTCGAGGGCATCGGCCAAGCCCGCTACGACGGGAAAAGCCGCTACGACGGCGCAATGGTGTACGGAGGCGATGGTTTGTGGGCTGCCTACCGGGTCATCCTGCTCGATCGCGCCATCACCAATGACCAGGCGGCCTTACTGCGCACGACATTGGCTGCATTTGCGCCGGCGCGTTGCGTGCTGGCGAGCCTTGAATACCGTCGCGTGCCGGTGCGCTATAACGGCGCAGCCCACTACGACGGACAATACAACCACGGGAGCAGTTAATGGGCAAACTCGTCGAATCTTCCCAATGGGAAGAGGACCTCTACCAACTCGAAACGGGCGACCCGGTCGAAGGTGGTCCGGATGGCATTTCGAACAGGCAGGCCAAGCAGCTCGGCAACCGCACGCGCTATCTGAAAGCGCAGGTCGAGCAGTCGCAGACAGGCCTCGCGCAGCACGTTGCCGCGGCTGATCCGCACACGCAGTACGCAACGAAGACGGATCTCGCGGCACGTCTCGCCGCGCTCGTCGGCCAGTCGCCGCAGACACTCGATACATTGAAGGAACTGGCCGATGCGCTCGGAAACGATCCGAATTTCGCAACGTCGATCGCGAATCAGCTTGGGTTGAAGGCGTCCATCAACTCGCCCGTCTTTACTGGTACGCCGAAGGCCACGACGCCTGCGCCGGCTGATAACACTACAGCGCTCGCGACAACGGCTTTCGTGCAGCGTGCGCTCGGAAACTTTCAGAGCCTCATTTCGACCAACACTTCTGTCGGGTTGACGGCGGCTCAGAGCGGTTCGGTTATCGAGTATTGGGGGGCTGCGTCCGTCACGATGACGCTGCCGCCCATCGGCTCGAATCTCTCGTATACGTTCCTCAACACGTCGTCCGTGCCAATTACGGTTACGGGGCCGAGCGCAAGCATCTACTCAGCCGCGACATTTTCTCCGACATTCACGATCCAGCCGGGAACGTGTGCGCAGGTTGTCGGAGATGGGACCAACTGGGTTGTATTTAATAGTGGTGTAGCCGTTACTCCTTCGCAATTCGATAACTCGTCGAAGTTGGCGACGACGGCATTTGTTCAACGTGCGCTTGGAAATTTCGGAAACTTCTCAGCGCTAAACACCAATACAACCCTAACAGCCTTCTACGCCGGGCAGGCTATTCAGTGGTATGGAGCGTCTGGTGGTGTGATCACGCTTCCGCCTGGCTCATCGATGCCGAGCGGCGGATCGCTTCTGTTCTTCAATTTCGGAAGCGGCCCGATCACTATTGCACCCCAAGGATCAGACTTCATTTGGGCAGCGGGCGCAGTGCAACCGGTGACGCTGCAGGTCGGTGATTCGTTGCGTCTGGTGGCTCGTGGCAGTACGGAATGGGATGTTGCTGGCGGTACAGCCTCGATCCAGTTTTCGCAGGTTCGCGGTGTTACGGCCGCGCAATTCGACAGTAGCACTAGGCTCGCGACGATGGCGGCCTTGCAGCGTGCGCTTGGCAACTTCCAGGCGTTCACGGCCTACACGACTAGCCAAACGCTCACGGCTTCGCAGTCCGGATCGGTAATCAATTTTTGGGGTGGCGCAGCGTCGACCTTTACGTTGCCGTCGGCCGCTGCGATGCCGCAAGGCGGCGCCTTTCTGTTCAACAATACGTCGGCTGGCGCCAGCGTCACCATTGCGCGCGCAGGAAGCGACACAATCCTTGCGGCCGGCGGAAACACGAGTATTGTCCTGAATCCTGGTGACAACTTGCTCATCGTGTCGGCAGGCGGAACTCAGTGGGTCGCGTCTGGAGGAAGTGCTCAATTTCCGTTTGCGGGCACCATGTCAGGTGCCAACTTTACAACGCCGCAGCAATTCGACAGCTCGGCGAGGCTGGCGACAACAGCATTTGTCCAGCGCGCGATCGGAAATTACAACGGTTCGGGCCAGTATAACGGCACCGCTACGATGCCCGCATCGCAGATCGGTGCCTACATTGAGACGATCGCCAACTCGTTCACGCTGACTGTCCCGAACCCAACCTCTCAAGGTGGCGGATCGATCCTGTTCTGGAACAACAACAGCAATCCGGTAACGCTATTGACGCCAAGCGGGAAATTTTACGGTGGCCTTGGTACAGCAACGACAACGTACGTAATGCAGCCGCAGGAATGCGTAGCTATCACCACCGACGGACTCAACTGGTGCGTCAACGAATCGTCGCAGCGAGGTACGACTCAGGCGCAGTTCGACAACTCGACCAATCTCGCAACGACAGGTTTCGTTCAACGTGCTTCCGGTGGTGTCGTGGGCGTTGTACGCAATGCCAGTATGTATGTGTCGACAGGCAATAGTTCGGCGACATTCACGGCCGACGAAATTGTTGTTGAGACTGCGCTCGGCGGCGGATTCTTCCGCCTCGCCAACTTCAACAGGACGATCAACCTTGCGACGACTGGCGCAGGGGGAGTGGACACGGGTTCGGCACCGTCGTCAGGCTATGTGGCTCTTTATGCAATCTATAACCCGACGACGCAAGCTACGGCGTTGCTCGCGACGAATGCGACGAGCGCCGTCGCGCCGAATGTATACGGGGGCAGCAACATGCCGTCCGGGTACACGGCGTCTGCTCTGGTCAGCGTATGGCCGACTACCGGAAGCGGGCAATTCGTTACTGGGTATCAACAGGGCCGAACGGTCTATCTGACTCCCGGGAACTTCATCAATTCCAGCGTCCAACAAGGTTCGACCACGTCTTTGTCGATCGCGGGTAGCGTCCCACTAAATGCGAAAAGCATTGCTGGTTGCATTTTTGTGACCTCTACCACCCCAGCGAATTGCATTGGGTCTCTTGCAGCCACGTCGACCGGAGTTGGTCAACAAACCATTGCTGTGAACGGTTCGACCGGTATCGAAGGGACGTTCAGCATCCCGTTACTTACGCCCCAGACTATCTATTACACGGCGACGGTCACCTCGGGCACGATGACCTTCATTGCCTACCCAAGCTCATATACGTTCTAAATGAAGGGAGGCCGAAATGGCACCAATCTATGTACAGTTCGCGGATTCAACGGAGGAGGTCATTGTCTCGGTGTTCGGATGTCCACAGGCGGGTGAAGAGTTTCCAAACCAAGGAGAGGTGCAGGAAAGTGACGGTCGCTATGCGGCGTTCTACAAGTCGCTGCCAGGCCGCGCCACGCAGGGCTTGCCAGATCCAGCACCGCAGAAAAGTAGCGTTGCGTCCAATGGGACGGGCGATAAGTCAACCGCAACAATATCGGCAACACAAGGCAACTCCCGGTGA